AGCAATGTATAACAGTATATCTCTAAATATTTTGACTTGTTGCTGGATTGGTGTCACATTGTGTTGCCACTCGGCAACTTGTATCATCTCAGGCATTTGAAACACTTCAATGGCTCCATAGTCCCCACCTGTACCTAAACTGGGATCAAGTGCCACAAGATACAACTTGCCAGCTTCGGGTTTTTGCCACCATCGAACTTGACCCATTTTAAAAGATGTTTCTCTGCCGTTGAGTTCTGCCAACTTGAGACTGTTGATCAGTGTTTCGTCAAAGACTAGAAATTCGCAACCGTATTCACGACGAAAACGTTCTTCACCAATACGCCCCATCTCAGTGGCCTTCCACTTTTCATCTCGGTCTGGATGTTCATGCCATTCTGCACGGAATCCATGGAATCCATTACGGCCAGTCTTATCTTCCTTTTCATTACCAAATTCATCAAACAAATCCTGACTGTCTTTCCAGATGATAGCAAATTCATCTTCGTCACTGTTTGGGGTTGATGTGATAATTGCACGACCACCAGTTGCTAGTGTTGGGGAAATTGAAGTCCAAAACTCAGTGGCGATGTTTGGTTGCACAAATGCAAACTCATCACAATACAGTAAGGATATTGACATACCACGGCCAGTATTACCGGTAGTAGTTGCTGAAACAATTCTTGAGCCATTATCAAATTCTATACTCCCTTTGTTGTAGTTAACAACTCCAGAACGAATATAGTCGTCGCAGAGTTCATATCCATAACGGATACGTTGCATAATTTCCTGTGAGCCAGTGTACTTGTGTGCAGCAACTAGAATAGTCTGATCTGGGTGAAACATGGCAAACCACAACAAGTATGCACTTGCACATGTGGTTTTTCCACTTTGTCGTGGTAACATGTTTATGTTAAATCTGTAATCGTGATATGCGTGTAATAATCTTATTTGATAGTCAAACGGCTCAAATTTAACTTTGCCCTTAACAGGATGCTGAATATGAAAGAAGTTTTTGGCAAAATGCAAATAGCCTTCTTTGGGGTCAGCACAGGCCAACAAGTGTTTGACTTGTTCCTCTGTGAACTTTTCTTTTGTGTGCGCCTTTTTGGTCAGTACGCCATCTAAACTTTTTGCCATATCATTATTTAATCAAAAAAATAGACCCCGGAGGGTCTATTTGGCACCTTGACAAACTTATCCGTTTAATCTTTTGTTTAGCGCAAGCATCTGAGATACAGATTCATCAACTTTTTCACGTGGTCCACGGTCATCTTCAACGCCTGCGGCTGTTAATGCATCTTCTCTATCTTTATAACCTTTTATGCCTGGCTTAATATCTTTAGATGCCTTTTTGATAGCAGCTTTTGTTTTATCAGATGCATTACTAGCATTGACATGTTTCATTGTAGTTTTGGCTTGATGACTATCTTCTACCATGGGCTCGCCCTTGATTTCTTCGTACATTGCAACTAGTTTATCAACCAAGCCTTCTTGCACATGCCAGTGATGACGAATCAAACTGTTGCTGCCTGGAGCACGAGAAAGTGGACTTGACCCACCTTTGCTGTTCATGTCATCACCGGTGGCTGTCACAGCATCAATTCCGTGTGTGTGAGCCCCTGCGTCGCCGTGTGTACTGTTTGCCCAAGTTTCGCCATCGTCTCCCATTTCTTCTTCAACTTCTTTTTCTGGAGTATGTGTGCCCTTAACTTCACCTGTGCTAAAATTTGTACTACCACCTGGATATACTGCGGTTAACTCACCTAGTTCTTGATCGTCAGGGTCACGATTACCATAATCAGCTTCAATGTTATCCATCATGCGATCATAAATTTGTTCGAAGTCATCATCGCCGTGCAGACCTGAATCGATAGAAATATCATCATACTTGTCTTGTACAGCTTGTTCAAGTTCTCTACCGTACTTGCCCATTTGAGCATCGTACAGCATATCAGAACCGTTGTCAGAATTTGCAACTTTGCGGAAAAATTCTTCAACGTCGTTGCCTATTGCTTCCGAGGCCATTGCATCTATCATGTCACCCATGATTGGTTCTTCATGATCTGGTTTGTGATGTGCTGGCTCAGAGTCATGACTGTCATCATGATCACCGCCAGCGTCAATGCGATGTAATATGTCCATCAAATCGCGTACACCGCCTGCGCCTGCACCATTCAAGCTGACATTCATGCTGACACTGTTTTGTTGTTTGGGTGGCTCGTTGTGTCCCATACCGCCCAGCATGCCGCCCATTGGACCACCAATGATTTCAATGCCTTCTGCTTCAATAGGCGCAACTTCTACGCCCTCGTCAATTGCGCGGATTCTTTTATACAAATCTTCAAATTTCATTATAGGGCTCCTTTGGGCAATTTAACCTGCTTGGTGAAAATATTTTTAAAATTTGTTTTTGTTTCCACTTGTTTAGCAGGTTTTTCTTTACTTGGTTTAGGAGCACTGGTTGCTAAAATTTCATCGTTCACACCTTTGTACTGTGTTCCTTGATGTTTCTCTTTACCTAATTCTTGTAAAAATTTCATGTTATACTTGGCACCAACCAAGTCACTATTATCACTGTCCTCATAATCCGTTCCACCGATAGCTTTGTTGGTACGCTTGTCATTTGCGTGATTGATGTCTTGTTCTTTTTCTTCACTCAATGAACTAACTTTGACACATGATTGAGCCATGCCCATTGCAGTGGCCACACGTTCGCGTATCTGTACACTGTTTGCTGGATAATCTGTAGTGACATCAAACACAGTTAGTTGGACATTTTTGTGTTCAGGAAAATCACTGTGTCTTTCTTGAATAGGTGTTCGGTTGCCGGCACTCACGCCAGAAACGTGAAATTGTGCCAGTGCACCTTTAATTTGTGCAGCACAGTCTTTTGGACAATCTCCAACAATTTTTACCTTAAATTCGTAAATCTTTTTGTTTTCTGTCAAATAATCTTTAAATGATTTCATAGTATGATCCCAGTATTGTATTTATTTCATTTGCTTTAGTTTTTCAAGCAAGCTGTTTCGATCTGTGATGATAACACCGTCACCTGTGAGGTTGATGCCTTCGTCTGCGTTGTTGGCATCTTGGTCTAACTTCTGTTTTTTCAACTGGAGATCTATCATTTTTAGTTTTTTGTCTAATTTTGCACTTTTTGCATCAATGGCGTTTTTCAACATGGTGCCGGCAACTTCAAATAATCTAGCACTGTAACGTGCTTCCACATTCATGCCAAGGTCCATCAAATCATCGTAAGCATCAGTGGCTTTTTTGGCTAAATCATCCAACTCAGTATCTGCAATATCGCCTAGACCCTTTACTTGAGGTAATGCTGCTGATATTTTATCGTATTCGCTGATGTTGCGAAGTAGCGGAGCAACTTCTGTTTTTGCTTGACGTTTTTCATCGTCCTTAACAATTTTCTTGCTTTCAGGCAAATTTAATAATTCTTCTAGTCGTTTTGTCATATACTTACTTATGCTCACATCTGACTGAATATATCATTTTCATTGAGAATTCGGAATTTTATGCCCTGTTGCCCGCACCAAAGTGTGGCTGCTTTCCATTTGGCTTGATTTTTAACAAACTGTGCTTGATTGTATTTGTTCTTGCCCACACGCTCAAGAATTGTTTGACTTGCTGGTTTAATTTCAATCAGCTCAGTTAATATTCTGTTCTTTTTATCAACATATTGTATGAAGAAATCTGGCACATACACAGTTTGGCGTTCAGTTAGTGGGTCTCTATAAGGAATTTGTATAGCTTCACTGGCCCACTTTATTATGCTGGGATTATTGTCACAGAAGTTCATGAAACTCCATTCCCAGCTGCTTCTGTATGTTGGAATTTTAGTACCAACATATTTTTCGGGATGTTTAATTACAAACTTGCCTCGTGCGAATTTTGCCATTTTAGATTAAAATGTTACGTGCTTCGTATGTGTTAGTAACTGTTGCAGTTCTATATCCCAACACGCTGGTACTGTCTCTGCTGGCGTTCAGTACCTGGGCTACCACTTGAGTCAATTGTATATCTGTGAGAACTTTTAATGTGTCCATTAATGTAAACACATTTACATTTTCTTTTCTAGATTGTGATAACAATATAATTGCTACTGAATTTGCACTGACTTTATCAAATCCACGTTTGGTAAAAAATGCAACGGTGGCATCAATTTCTCCGGCAGGAAAACTGTATGAATTTGCCAAGTTGGCTCCAAAGAATGTTTTTACATTGATAGGACCAGTTTGTTTTGTTGAGGGTAAATTAAATGCGCTCATGATTACCAACCTGGTCCTTCGTCGTCAGATCCGCCAAATTCTTCAAATCCACCTGCATCTTCAAATCCACCTGCATCTTCAAATCCACCTGCATCTTCTGTTCTAAAATCTGTTTCATAATCATAAGTATCTGCTCCAGTGTCAACTTCTTGCGCTTCTACAGCTGGATCTTCTTCAAATCCTTCTGGATTACTTAATAAGGAACCCGAATCGTCTAATGACTCTTGAGGATTGTCGCCTTCTATTTCACTTGCTGTTCCGCTTGCTCCTGGATTTGCTACATCATCGGTGTTCTTGCTACCAAAACTTGGAAAACTAAATCCTGATAGTCCACTAACTAAGCTACTGGCCGCGCCTAATACTCCTACCACTCCGAGTCCCCTAGCAAGTCCAGATGCCAATCTACTAACAGGTTTACTGGATAATTGTGTGTTTTGATAAGTGTTAACTTGTGCGATGGTGTTAGACAGTATGCCGCCGGCACCTGCGCCGCCACTGGACACAAAACTGGGTGATGTTACACCGTTGGGTCTACTACCCTTTAACGGACTGGGTGTATTGTCGTAATGTGTGTCGCCAAATCCTTCCGGAGCATCTTGGCCAACATTGCCAACACTGTAGCTGACTGATTCATAACTGAACTTCATGTCAAAGTCATGCATTGAATTTTGACTATAATCTAATTTATTGTGGTTCCAACTGGTTATAACTGGGTTATACAAGTGGTAGCACACATACTCGTGGCGGGCCATTTGATATATTTTAATGTAGTTGAAAAATGGGTCAGTACTGCCTGCATCGTATCCGTACACAGATGGTATGGTGCTGTATGCTTTGGTGGCATTTCTGGCATATGCACCTGGAATAGTTGCTGTGTTACTGTCAGCATAGTAATAAGAAAAATATTCTTGCCACAACTGATTAATCAATCCCATGTTATCATCGTGAAACTTGGCTCCAATTTCTTGGTAATTCACACGATACTGCACAATCTTTTTTCTGTTGTACTGATTCAATGTTTCTGTCACTATTGCAAAATTAGGTAAATCGATACTTTTAACCAACATGTTGATTTCTTGGCCGTATGACGATACCAGTTTAGAATTTTTTGTATTGATACCAAACGACACGTGAAATTGAAAATTAAACTTAGGAGCAAGTCTAAACTGATCAACATTGAACAAATTGGCAGCATGAGCATAGTCCCGAAAAATTGTGGAACCGGTCCTGGTGAGATTAGAGTTGGGTGTGAAGGCCATAACTTTATTTATCGAAAAAATAATGTACGCACTTAACTAACAATCATAATAAAACCCACCGAAGTGGGTTTTTGTATTATGAACCTAAAACAGTAGTTCCGCCTGGGAATGTCTGTACTGTGGTGCCAGAACCAATTCCATTAGTTGGATTCAACTGCACAGCATTGTCAAACTGTATGCTTAGATCAATCATTGCAGGAGTTTGTTCGCTGTATTTCAAATCTGTATAGTTTGTTGAAACTATGTAGCAACCATAGCACACCCATGCTTCCAACACAGTTGGAGTGTTAGTGCCGTTGCCGCCATCTAACATTTCAATACGCATGGTGAATTTGTAGTCACCTGCTGAAGCTGCACTGCTTTGTTCAAAGAAGTCAAATTGCTTTTGATTCTGTTCACCAACCAATGTTGTAACTTGATTGGTAACATCGTCTCGTAATTTGATTGAGATAGGATCCCAACTTGGTTTGCCGGCATAGTGAATAATTGAATTGTAAATCTCAATCTTTTGATCCGCAAATTTCACACTTGGACGGGCTGCTTCTGAAACTTGTTTTGTCAGTTCAGTTACTGCGCCAGACACGCCAAAGTTTTCAAACGAAATACGAAATCTGTATTTTAGTTTGGGCATCAACAAGCCTTGCGAGCTTGCACTTTGGTCTGATGCTAACGGTACTGTAAAGTTTGATAGAGCTGCAATTGCCATTTAGTTTCTCCTAATTATGTGCTCAAGCCTGCGATGCCGCCAGTATTTTCTAAACGCAACGGAATGTAAATAAATTCCACAGCTTTTACTGGCTCAATGGCTATGTCGACGTGTAGTTCGTTTGCATCAATTCTAGACGGTGTGTTGTTTGAATTATCGCACACTACTAAGAAATCATACAATGCTCGTTGTCCAACTAACTCAAGCAATAGTTTTTCAATCTGTTGTTTGATTTGGTTACGTGTGATAGTATCGTTTGGTTCAAAGATATATGGTTTAGCAATAACGTTCAATTGATAACGTAGATAAATCACCAAACGAGCCACATTGATACGATCCAAGCTGCTGGCCACTAGTTGACGTGTTTTCTGTCCGTAAACCACTAATCCTGTTCCAGCAAGATATGTGATTGGATTAACATGAATGCCGGCCATTGTGTCGCGTTGACCTTGATTCAATGCCACTGTAACAAATTCGCCTGAATCGCTTGTGACATAACCAACGCTGCTTGCGTTTGATACGCCACCACGACGTACACCAGCTGGTGCAAACCATGGATAAGAAACATTGTCGCTCAGCGCAATTGTACGCAACATGATGTGACTTGGGGGAACAACAATATTGCGTCCGTTCAAGTCAGTTGTGTATCCCCACGGATAGTAAACAGCACTGTACGGACTAGTTGCAATCAATCCCACGTCGCCATCGATAGCTGCGCCGGCAGCGTTGTTACCCCAGTTGCTTAAACTTGTAGCATCTGGTGTCAAGCGGGCTGGTGTGTCTAATACGATAAATGCTGATAAGCCGTTGTCTGCATTCAAACCATTAAGTGCGCTGGCTGCTTCTAAATAGCCTGGGCAAGCCAACAAGTTATAGATAACTGTGTCAGGTTGACGAATGCCTTGATTGCTTTGTATTGTGGCTTGAATCGCTTGCAACACCACAGCACGTTGTGCTTTGCGGCCAAATTGTCCAACACCAAATGTGTCATTTGGAGCTG